GTACTGGTGCGATGTGCAGGACCGGATGAATTACCCGAACCCCAAGGGCCAGCGCTGGCGCAAGTACTCGACCGCCGCGGTGTTTGCGCGCTCGGATTCCTCGGATGACTCGACCCGCCAGGCGCGCATTAATGTGAGCCAGGACCCCTCCAACCAAAAGCGCGACGTGTCGGACTACGACATCGTGTGGGTGCACCGGCACATTCACCGCTTCAATGGCGAGGACTGGGAGTTCTACACGATTGCGAGCGAGCGCCTGCTCACCGATCCTGAGCCCCTGAAGAACACCGTGTGGCACGGCAAGCGTCCGTATGTGATGGGCAATGCGGTGATCGAGACCCACAAGCCGTTCCCGTCGAGTGTCCCGACCCTGGTCAAACCGTTGCAGGATGAGGCGAATGACGTCAAGAACCAGCGCTTGGATAACGTCAAATTCGTACTCAACAAGCGCTGGATCGCAAAGCGCGGCAAGAACGTCGACCTCGCGAGCCTGGTACGCAATACCCCCGGCGGCATCACGCTGGCAGATGACCCTGAGGGGGATATCAAGGAAATTTCCTGGCCCGACGTCACCTCAAGCGCCTACTTGGAAGAGGACCGCATCGATGGGGATTTCGCCGACCTAGTCGGTAACTTCAACCCCATGCAAGTGACCGCGACGCGCTCAGGGCGCGAGTCGACCAACACCATGCAGATGCTGCAGGGGCCGGCGAACTTGCTGACCGAATACATGCTGAAGACGTTCACGGAAACCTTCGTGCAGCCGGTGCTGCGCCAATTGGTGATGCTCGAACAGCACTACGAATCGGATACGGTCATCATTGCTCTGGCCGGTGAGAAGGCGAAGGTATTCGAGAAATACGGCGTGCAGCAGGTGACCGATGCGATTCTCGATCGTGAACTCAACGTGACGGTGAATGTCGGCATGGGTGCGACCGACCCCACCGCCAAGCTGCAGAAGTTCGTGTATGCGGTGGCGGAATTCGCCAAGATCTCGGTACGTCCGCCGCCCGGCCTCGATCTCAAAGAGGTGTGGAAGGAAATGGCGGGCCTGTCGGGGTATCAGGACGGTAATCGCTTCCAGATCGACGGTTCCGACCCGGCGCTACAGAAGGCGCAGCAGCAGATCCAGGCCCTCACCATGAAGCTGCAGAAGCTCATGATCGACAAGGCCAACAAGCACGAGGCGAATGTGGTGAAGCTCAAGACCACGCACGAATCGAACGCCGTGAAATTGGCGCTGCAGGACAAAAAGCATCAGAGCGAGAGCCGGCAGATGTTGACGCAGCACTTCATGGACTTGGAGAAGGGCGGCATCGAGCGGGAAGGGGCGGTGGAGGATCGCGACATGGGCATGGAGAACGAACAGGCGATGGCCGCGCAACAACAAGAGAAAAAGCCCGATGCCGCTTGACCCGCAAGACCCCACGGTGCGCGCCGCGATGTTCGGCAAACAGGTCGAGCAGTTCTTGAGTTCCGATATCGGCCAGTACTTGGTCGAGCGCGCCAACGAGCAGGCGGAAGCGGCGATCAAGGAGCTGCTCGTAGTCGACCCGACTGCCACCGAACTCATCCGCGCGACTCAAAACCGCGTCAAGGTGTCCGATTCGATCTTGAGCTGGCTGCGCGATGCCATCCAGATGGGTGAGCAGGCACAGGCGCAACTGCGTGAGCAGTAACGACGATCCCGCCGCGCCGATTGCGGACGAGATGCAGGACAAGCGCCGTCGCAAGCCGATCTTGGCGAGCCCCGGCAAAGACAAGTTCGAGGGCTTCAAAGAGCGTGATGATCTGGAATATGTGCCCGAGCCGCCGACCTACTAGGAGCGATGCATGAACGCCGAAGAGAAAAAAGCCCACGACGAAGCGGTCGCCCGTGCGCGCGAGGCCAACCAATCGCGCAACACCAACCGCCTGGCGCAAATGGAAGCCATCGCCGATGCGTCCGAGGAGCGGCGCGCGGATGAGCTTGACCTCAAAGACGACGCCGCGGCGCGCGAGGCCCAAGCCATCGCCGAGGATGAGGCGGCGGCCAAGCTGTTGCAGACCGAAGGCGTTGATGCGACTACTACCGAGGTAACCCAAGACCTAGCTGACCAGAAGACCATCAACGGTGAAGTGCATTACCTCACCATCGTCAACGGCCAGGAGCGCTGGCAAACCCTGAAGCAATTGCGCGAGGTCGCACAAAAGGTCGATAGTGCAGATGACTACTTGCGTACCGCCGCGGAGAGTGTTAGAAACGCCTCACGGCTGGCTCTATCGAAAGACGAGACTGGCAACGTCGAGCGAGTCGACGTGCGAGCGATCCTCCGCGCGGCAGTATTGGGGGATGAAGAGGCGATTGAGAAGTTGGCATCTGTCATCAACCAAAGACCATCCGAGGTGACTCCGGACGTCTTGCGGCAGATCGATCAGCGCTTGTCGTTCAGGACCGAACTGGAAAGTCTAGAGCGCGCTTACATCGATGTATTGAGCGACCCCGAGGCGGGTGATTTGTTTCGCTATCGTCTGAACAAGATGAAGGCCGAAGCCCCCACCACCACGCTCGCCGAAGCCTACAAGGCCATCGGTGAGCCGATCCGGGCGAAGTTCAAACTCGGGTCGCGCCCTCAAGACAAACTGGAACGGAAGCGATCTCTGGTGAATCCGCCAAGTGCCGCCGCAAGGCAAGTGCAGCAGGAGGAGCCGGAGGGCGAGGAGGACTTGACCGAGGTCATCGAGAAGATGGCCAAAGCCCGGGGCTTGAATGCCCACGTCCACACTCGCAGGCAATAGTTCTCCGGACGCCTAAACAACATCGTGGCTCCGGTCGGAGTCACGCATGGCGGGTCAAGTCTGGGCTGTTTCGAGTCAAGGCGGGTATCTCTACTCGCGCCAATTATCCAATGTTTTGCGCATGAACGTGCAGCCGCTGGTGAAGTTCCGCCAATTCGCCGACGTGCACGATATCTCCCAGCAGGGCAAGAAGAAGGGCGATACCTTCACGTGGGATGTGGTCTCAGACGTCGCGACCGCGGGCGGGGTGCTGATTGAAACCAACACCATGCCGGAGACCAATTTCACGATTGCGCAGGGCACACTGACCATCACCGAAGTGGGTAACTCGATCCCTTACTCGGGGAAACTCGACAACCTGTCCAAGTTCCCGGTCGAGGATATCATCAAAAAAGCGCTGAAAAACGACACGGTCAAGTCGGTCGATCGCATGGCGTGGGGGCAGTTCAACCAGACGCTCTTGCGGGTGATCCCCACGGGCGGCACGTCAGCCTCCGCGGTGACGCTCTACACCAACGGCACGGTCACCGGCACGAACTCGATCGCCTACTCGAACGCGCACGCCAAGGCTTTAGTCGATGCGATGAAGGAGCGCAACATCCCGGCCTATATCGCGGATGATTACTACGCGATCGCTTGGCCGACAACCTTGCGCACCTTCAAGAACTCCTTGGAGACGATTCACCAGTACAGTGACACCGGCTTCAATCTCATCATGAACGGCGAGATCGGGCGCTACGAGAACACGCGCTATATCGAGCAGACCAACATCCCGAAAGGCTTGGGCACGGATGGCATCACGACAACGCCGTGGACCAATGGTCAGTCTGACTGGATCTTCTTTTTCGGGAATGACACGGTCGCCGAGGCGATTGCGGTACCGGAGGAGATGCGCGGCAAGATCCCGACCGACTTCGGTCGCTCCAAAGGCATCGCTTGGTACTATCTCGGAGGGTTCGGCATTGTTCATGTTCTGCCAATAAATGTTCGTATCGTAAAATGGGATAGCGCGGCTTAAGGAGCAATCATGGCTACTCAAAACCAAGGCAACTTGAACGTCGTAACCCGCAATGACGCCTACGACAATGCGACCTATTTGAACCGCGCGAGCCTCGCACTTACCGCCAATACCGCGGGCTCCGCTTCGACCTCGGGCAAGTTCCTCGCCTGGACTGCGCTCATCGTCTACGGCGCGACCTTCTTCACCACGACCGCAGGCACCAGCACCTACACGGTCAATGGCACTGCGACCAGTCCGGCCACGGGCGTGTATGCGCTCTTTGTCACCAACACCGCCACGGGCTCGGTAGCGCTCGCAACCACGACGTTGGGCGCCGCGGCAACCCCTTGGGCGGTGATCGGCGGCACGTCGACCACGGGCACCAACGTCAATGTCGGCGGTATCGGCGGCGGTGTGGCGGGCGGCTTCTCAGGGCCCTATGCGCTCAACACACTCGGCGGCACCAGCACCTCCCAAGTGTGGGGTACGGCGACTTACAGTGCAGGCTACCCCGGCGGCAATGCGGCGGGCCAGGGCGGCCTCTACATGAACCCCGGCGATACGCTGCAATTCGTCAATGGCACCGATGCGACCGCGGTAGTGCAGGCGGTGGTGCAATACAGTATTGCGCCCTTGAGCCCGGTGCTCGCTTAAGTGGCGCTCACCGCCTACGGGTTCAGCGACCCGAAATATTTAAACCGCGCGAGCGTGCAATTTGGCGCGATTGCCGCGGGGGCAGCGGGCGTGACCTCCAAATTCATCGCCTTCGCGGCGCTGCAGTTGTTCGCGCTCTCGACTTATCAGACGGTCGCGGGCACGTCCACCTATACCAACACCGTGGGCGGGGTCGGGACCAGCGTTATCAACGGCCAGCAGCTCTCGGTCATCTATATCACCAACACCGCAAGCGCCGGTGCGACGGCCGCGCTCTCAACCACCACCATTGGCCCGTTCATCGCCGGCGGTGGCTTTGCCGCGGGCGGTACCGGTACCGGCCAGGTGGGCGGGGTGAATCAGTTTGCGCTCAACACCAGCGCAGGGGTGGGCGGGCAGGGCGGCATCACGGTCCCGGCGCAATCGCAGATCTATGTGGTATCGGGCACCGATGCGACCGCGGTTAACCTGTGCGCGATCGACTATCAAATCGCGCAGCAAGCGCCCTTAACTATTTAGGAGAGACTTCAAATGGCCAAGCTCACGCAACGCTCCTCCGGTATGTGGGAGACCCCGCAGATCACCAGTGAACAATCGGCGACCGAGTTCTATGGCGGCATGGCGCCGTCCAAAGAGGACGTCATCAAGAGCGCGAACGCGCGCGGGCAGAAGCGCCACGAGATGAAGCGCCAGGGCCTCGCCGACTTGGAAGTGCTGCCCGATTCGGCCGAGCTCGCCGGCAATGAACTAGTGGGTATTCGCGGCTCCGGGTACTTGACCAAGAAGAATCTCGAGTTCGGCGTGAACGCCATGTACAACACCTTACCGCCCGGCATGGATATCGAGGATCAGGAAAATTGCGACATCCGCGAGGAGCAGCTCGTGATCTATGACCGTGGCTTAGGCTACCCCGGCGATGGCTGGGCGCGCCGCCCGCGCGGTGAGCAGATGCTGCGCAAAATGGATGTCGGGCGCCCCGAAAAAACCAACTACCTGGGCACCAAGGCGCTGAACCCGAAGAATCCCACGGGGCAATAAGCCATGTCGAAAATAGTGCAGGAGAAGTATCAGGTCAATTACGACCAACAGGACAATGATGATGCCTTTGGCGAAGGTCATAGGGGGCAAGGCTGGATCACCGACCTCGAGGCGCGGGCGAAGAAGTGCATGCCGGGGCGCGAGGGACGGCCGGGCGGGGACTCTGATAGCCGCCCTATGAACAACGCGGTGATGTTCCATTCGCTCCCTCCGGGCATGGACATCGAGGACCAAGAGGTGTGCGATATCCGCAAGATGGGTATCAGCCTCAACGGCAATATGCCTGAGGACGGCGCCACTGGCGATGT